TAAATAACTATAAGGCTACCCAGCAATAATGCTGGCCCCAACATAAAAAAAGGAACTATGACTATGCCTGAACTAGCACAAGTAGAAACACCAAAAGTAGCAGGACTTGTTAACCCAAAGAGCTACACTCCTCTAGAAGAAAAGATAAAGAAGGAAGAAGCTGAACTTGAAGCTCTAATGAAAGCTCGTACTGAGGAAGTTGAGCAGAAAGCTGAGAAGCAGCAGCAACAAGAAGCTAAACCTGAAAAAGCACAAGAGGAAGCTGAAGTATCAGGCGAGGAACGTACATACAAGAAACGCTACAGTGATCTTCGTACACACATGAACAAGCAAGCTGAAGAGCTAAAGCAAATGAAAGCTCAGCTTGAACAAGTGCAGAAAGAAGGTAAGGTACGTGCTCCTACTTCAGATGAAAGCATTGATGCGTGGGCTAAGAAGTACCCTGAGATTGCTGGCATAGTTGAAACGATTGCTGAAAAGAAAGCACAAGAGAAGTTTAAGTACGCTGATGAACGCTTGAAGGAGATTGATGAGATCAACGCCCAAGCCCAGCGCACAAAAGCACATAACGAGATTCGTGCAATGCATAGTGACTTTGACGATCTACGTTCAAGTGATGAGTTCCATGACTGGGCAGGTGAACAGCCTAAGTGGGTGCAAGATGCACTGTATGAAAACCAAGATGATCCACATTCAGTGATCCGTGTTATTGATCTGTACAAGGTTGACAAAGGCATGGACACTAAAGGTAAACGGCAGAGTACACGAGATGCTGCATCTGCTGTAAGAACTAAACGTACAAGTAAACCAGACAATGACAACCCTGCAGGACACTTGAAAGAGTCTACGGTTCAGCGCATGAGTGCAGAAGAATACGAGAGCCGTTCAGATGAGATCATGGAATCTATCCGTAGTGGTAAGTTTATTTATGATGTTTCTGGTGGTGCACGTTAAATAAGGTATTGACATTACACAATCTATAAGTATAACTGTGTATGTTAAGAAAAGTAAACCTATGCCCTACACTGTAGCTACCATAGTTTTACTTTAACAAACTAAGCGAAGACAAATATGTTAAGACCCACCTGGTCAAGTATAGGCCCGACTTACATTTAAACAAGGCCATGTTTATGTAAGTTGCACCCTAGAAAGAACAGCCTCTTACCAGATTGTAAAAGCTTATCGCTAAAAAACCCAATAAGCCTAACTATCTCAGGAGGATTATATCATGGCTTTCGCAACTGCTGCGGGTTATGGTAATCTACCAAACGGTAATTTCAGCCCAGTTATCTACAGTAAACAGGTACAACTTGCTTTCCGCAAGGCGTCTATTGTAGAAGCAATCACTAACTCTGATTATTTCGGAGAGATTGCTAACATGGGTGATTCCGTTAAGATTATCAAAGAACCCGAAATTACTGTGAAGTCGTATGCCCGTGGCACGACTATCACACCACAAGACCTTGACGATGAAGACTTTTCATTGACTGTAGATAAAGCTAATTATTTTGCTTTCAAAGTCGATGACATCGAGGAAGCGCACTCCCACGTCAACTTCCAAAGTGTTGCATCTGATCGTGCAGCTTATCGTTTGGCTGACCAGTTTGACCAAGACGTTCTTGGTTATATGTCTGGTTTCACTCAATCAGCTATCCACGGCAAGGCTAACACTGCAAACACAACAGTGAACGGTACTAAAGCTGTTTCAACTGCTGGTTCTGACGAACTGCTTGCAAGCATGAAGCTTGACGCTTCTGACTTCAACGGCGGTGTGTCTGGTAACTCAATCGTAGTTAAGCCCCGTACAGGTGCTGACTCATTGAACACTACCACAGCTAACGCTACACCTATGCAAGTTATTGCACGGATGTCACGTAAGTTGGACCAACAGAATGTTGATACCAATGGTCGTTGGTTGGTTCTAGATCCTGTATTTGCTGAACTCTTGAAAGATGAAGATTCACGTCTTTTGAACGCAGACTTCGGTGGTTCAGGTTTACAGAACGGCTTGATCTTCAACAACATTCACGGCTTCAAAGTCTATATGTCTAACAATCTGCCAGAAGTAGGTGATGGTCCAACCTCAACTACTGCTACAGGTTCAACTCACTACGGTGTGTTGGTAGCTGGACATTCGACTGCTGCAGCTACTGCTGAGCAGATCAACAAGACTGAGACTTACCGTGATCCAGATTCATTTGCTGACATTGTACGTGGTATGCACCTTTACGGGCGCAAAATTCTACGTCCAGAAGCGTTGGTTAATGCAATCTACACATCTGGTCTATAAGGGAGGAGTGAGATATGGCACTTGGTGATAACACACTTCGTTCTGCGGCTGGAAACTCTCAGCGTGGACGTAACCCTTTCATGGTTCAAACTACCTTGAACTGGGCTACAGCTTTGTCAGACAAAGGCGGTGCTCTTGCAGCGGCTGATGTTGTTCCTGTCATTGCTGTACCAAAAGGTACTATGGTTTTGAACGCAGGTATTGAGGTAGTTACAGCTACTGATGGTTCAACTTTTACAGTTAATCTTGGCACAGGCGTTGACCCAGACGTATTTGCTGCTACCTTTGATGCAACATCTGCGGCTGGTGTTCTTTCACAGAACCCTGCAGCTTATCAGCCAGTAATGGCTGTAGCTGATGACAACATTGATGTTGTTATTGCTGCTCTTTCAGGTGGCGCAGTTACCTCTGGTGAGTTCCGTGTATGGGCTGTCTTGATGGATTGCACAGACATGGGTGACACTGCTGCTGATGAAGTAGCTCGTGACGCACTTGCATAAGTAAAACTTCTTTGGGGCTGCTTTCGGGTGGCCCCTTACTCATATCTAAAGGATCTAAAACATGGCTATTACAACAGCAATGTGTACAAGTTTCAAGTCAGAGCTACTTGGTGGTGTCCATGATTTAGACACTGATAGCATTAAGCTTGCTTTGATTAAGGCTTCACCTAGTGGCACATATGATGCAACTACAACTAATTACAGTGACGTGACAGGTAACTCTGATGAGGCATCTGGTACGAACTACACTGCTGGTGGTAACGTACTTGATAGTGCGACTATTTCAGTAAGTGGAACAACAGCTATTGTAGACTTTGCAGATGAAACGTTTGCAGATGTAACTACTTCAGCGGATGGCTGTATTATTTATAATGCAGGTCAATCTAATAAAGCTATTGCAGTAATTGACTTTGGTGGTACAGTAAGTGCTACTGCAGGTGATTTAACTATTGAGTTCCCTGCTGCAGGAGCAAGTACAGCAATCATTCGTATTGCATAAAGGATAAACAGTTATGGCTGTTACCGTCAACGCTGCAGTATATGGTGTAGCTGTCTATGGTACAGCACGTTACGGTAAAGTTATTGTTAGTAACTTAGATCAAGTTACAGCAACAGCCAACACTAATACAGTAACTGTAAATGTAATACAACCTGTTTCAGGTGTAGCTGGTACAACAGCAGTAGAACCTGTAAGTGCTGGCGGCTTTGAGATAGATGTTACGGAGCGTATTACTGATAGTACTCTTGGTAGTACTGCTCTAGGTACGATACAAGTTAATACTGCTGCTGGTCTTACGGGTGTAGTAGGTACTGGTGCAGTAGGAGCCTTAGAGCACAGCAACACAGTTACACTTACAGGTGTTGCAGGTACAGGCCAAGTAAATACAGTAGAAGAGAAACCTACTGAAGTACTTGAGAGTGTAAGCGCTACAGGTCAAGTAAACACAGTACAACCTAATACTGCTGCAGGTTTAACTGGTGTAAGTGCAACTGGTGCAGTAGGAACTGTAGTAGAGAATACATCTGAGGCTATAGCTTCTGTATCAGCTACAGGCCAGATAGGTACATTAGCACTTAGCAATACTGTAACTCTTGTAGGCGTTGTAGGTACTACTGCATTAGGTCAAATAGAGTACGGCTCTGAAGTATACCCTACAGGTGTAAGTGGTACAGGTCAAGCAGGTACAGTAACAGCTACAGGTATTATATTTGACTTTGATGCCTTTAAAGAACAGTACAGCAGACGTAGAACTATTTATATAGCGAGGGCTGCATAAATGTCTACATCAGCAGAGAGAACAGCCAGAGTACCTCAAGAGAATAGATTAATATTTATTGAGCGTGGTACTACAACAAAAGATAGAACGGTACGTATTCCCCAACAGATAAGAATAGTTTTTATAGAAAGACAATCTACTGCAGCGGAACGTACTGTATTTGCAACTGAGGATTAAGCATGAGCTTTAGATGGCCTAATAAAGATCCAGATGAAACGTTAGACTACAGTGTAGACTGGTCACGTTTCTTAGGTAGTGCAACTATAGCGAGTGCTGTTTGGTCAGTTAAGACTACATCGTACACTACAAAGACTACCTTAGCTGCAGGTCAAGATTTAAATACTGCATCAGGTGGTGCGAGTACAGATACTATTCAGAATACTGCACAGTCTAATACTAATACTGTAGCTACAATTAATATAGCTGGTGGTACAAATAATGAAGAGTATACTTTCTTTTGTACTATGACTGACAGTACAGGCAGTATTGCTGAAAGAAGTATTAAGCTTCGGGTAAGGGAACGCTAATATGGCATATGACTTTTTAGGTTTAGTAAATGATGTCAATAAGCGTTTGAATGAAGTTGAACTTACAAGTGATAACTTTGGTAACGCTATAGGCTTTTATAGTGCAGCTAAAGACAGTGTAAATGCAGCTATACGTTATATTAACCAGCACGAGTTTGAGTGGCCCTTTAACCACGTAGAACAAGAAGATACACTTACTGCAGGTGAAACACGTTACGCTTTTCCTAGTGATATGAAAGTACCTGACATGGATAGCTTTCGTATTAAGCGTAACTCTACATTTAATAACCAAACAGAAAAACTAAAAATACTTTCTTACGAAGAATACCTTGACAAGTTTATTGATAATGAGTATAATACAAGTGATACTATAAGAGGTTTGCCTAAGAGTATATTCCGTACACCTAACATGGAGTATGGCGTAGTACCACCCCCAGATAACGCATATGAGTTAGTGTACGAATATTATAGATTACCTGTAGACTTAATTAATGCAACTGATGTACCTAGCGTACCTGAACAGTTTCGTTACGTTATAGCTGATGGGTCTATGTATTATGCGTATCTATTCAGAGGTAATACTCAGGATGCAAATATACAACAACAAAAGTTTGAAGCTGGTATAAAGAATATGCGTACACTTTATATTAATCGTTATGACTACTTGAGGGATACACGTATTCACCGCACTACACATTACTCTAATGTAACGAGAGTTAGTTAAATATGCCTACACAATGGCAGACATATCCTGTCGAGTTTAAGGGTGGTTTAATAACCAATGCAAGCCCTTTACAGCAAGGTATTAACTCTCCTGGCTCTGCTCGTACTTTGCGTAACTTTGAGCCATCTATTGAGGGTGGCTACAGACGCATAGAGGGATTTACTAAGTTTGACTCTACTACAGTACCACCTTACGGTATGCCTAAAGTACAAGGTAGTGGTCAGACAGGTACTACGCTTAACATAGCTAACATTAATACTGAACCACAGGACGGTGATACATTAACGATAGCGGGTGTAACGGGTACATACACTATTGCTACATCAGGTGTAACATTTAGTGCAGCTAATAACTCAGCTACCATTACGCTTACTACATCACTAGATAGCTCACCTGCTGATCAAGCTGCAATTACTTTTAGTAACACCTCTGATGTTATAGAAGGTTTGTACTACTTTAATCAGAACGCTATAGCTTATCGTAATGGTGATATATTTAAGTCTACTGGATCAGGTTGGACACAAATAAATGTACCTTCATACGGAACTGTATTAGTTAACGGTGGAAGTCAAACTGGTACAAGCTTAATAGTAGATGGACTTACAGGTACACCACAGGCAGGTGATACATTTACTGTAGCTGGTATTGAGAAAGTCTACACTGTTACGTCAGACGCTACAGTAAGCTCTGGTGGTGCTACTCTAGCGATTAACCCTGCCCTAGCTTCTAGTCCTGCTGATAATGCAGCTATTACATTCTTAGCTACAGAGAGAGCGCTGGGCGGTGTAAATAGATTTACTAGATATAACTTTAGCGGTACACCTAGTGTCATGGTGGTAGACGGTACTAACAAACCGTATAAGTATGACGGTACAACGTTTACTGAACTTACTGCTGCACCAAGCGATGTAGATGCTGCAGACCATGTAGTAGCTTTTAAAAGCCAGATATTCTTTGGTAAAGGTAGTACTTTAAGTTTTACTGCACCGTTTACTGATAATGACTTTAGTGCAGCTAATGGTTCTGGTGTTATAAATGTTACAGATGATATTACAGGTTTAATAGTTTTTCGTGAACAGTTAATTATATTTAGTCGTGGTAAAATACATAGACTTGTAGGTAATACAATAGCTGACTTTCAGTTACAGCCTATATCACTAGACATTGGTTGTATTAAAGAAGATACTATTCAAGAGGTTGGCGGTGATATTGCATTTGTTGGTCCTGATGGTATTAGACTATTAAGTGCAACTGATCGTATTGGTGACTTTGGTTTAGCTGTTGCATCAAGACCTATACAGAGCGAAACAAACCAACTGTTTAGTTCTAATACTAAGTTTAGCTCTTGTGTAATCAGAAAGAAAAACCAGTACAGGTTATTCGGTTACGCTGCAGCTATTAGTGAAGACTCAGCACAAGGTATACTTGGTACTCAGTTTGCTGATCAAACATCA